TGTTCGCAATCGTATGCCATACTGGGACAGGAAGCTGGCTTCTATCAGCTCCCAATCATCCCATATATCATAATATATCTCATTATGCTGAGGGTGTCTGCTCCTCGCCGTACGTTCCCATAGCAACCTGCATGATTGTATTATACATTTCCTTATATTCAGGAATAGGAAGATCTAATGCCTCAATCTTATCTGAAGCATCTTTTCCTACAAGCATTTCAAGGCCTTTAATCATAAATGCCATATCATCCTTGTTTTCCTTGTTTTCTGCTTCCTGTGCCATAGCCTGTATATTAAGAATTGTACTCTTTCTGTTATTAACAGTAACAACCAAATCTTCTGTAATACGAATCATAGGTAACTGGTTCGTAATCTTCATGGAGATATCTATTACCCTAAAATCTGTCTTTGCCATTTTTCAAATTCTCACTTTCCTTATTCCTGATTATATTCTATATATGTTGGTTTTCCGTCTGACTGTGCTTCCCATTCAAGTGCATCAATGCTTGTTGAATCTCCACCAAGAGATGTTACATTGATAACCGCCGGTATAAGAAGCTGGTCAAGATTAGGAAAGATAATCGATACCCATGTATTACAATCCTGTCCTGTCTTTAATGCCAGGCTTGCGATATAATCATTACCTTCATCACCATAATTACGCTTACCACCCATAGCCATGCCGAGTGACTTACCTGTTGTGAGTCTTCTTGTCCAGCCCGCCTGATCCATTGGATTCCATTCTTCAATAGTTCCATCCACGGATATGCTTAAGCTCTCTGCATCTTTTACAACCTTTGTTTCTACTGTTTCCGGTGTGTCTGTGCTCTTTCTTCCTGTTACACATACCCCGAACCGAATTGTATGTACCGGATTAACGCCAGTGAGTGGTGTTGCTCCTGCATTATATCCGGCTAATTTAGTATTCTGTGCCATGCTTTTACCTACCTTTCATAATAAATATCTAATTCTATTACACTCTCAAAGATACCTTTATCATCTGTCCCTACATCAACAGGCTCATCAACCAGCATTTTGGTGAAGAACACTTTAGTATCATTGATTGTAATATGGTTCATATCCCTAAGCATATTGTAGAGCTGTTCTGCGGTCTTCTCTGTGTCTCTTACACTCGTGTTCCAATGAACCAATATGCTTACAGACTTAACACGATAAGAGCTGTTATTTAAGCCGCCTACCGCCATCAGCACAGGTCTTTGCTTGTTATTATTGTAAACACCTATGCTCTTATTCTTTTTGTCGTCTAATTTGCCGCAATAGACGTTAGTATTGTCTGCAATACCAAGACCTGCTATATAATCTCTTACATCACCTATTCCTAACATCACACCCCCGCATTCTTTTTATAAAACTTTCCAAATGCTTTAGGTGCAAGATTCTGCTTCTTACCACCTTTCATGTAGTCATCAAGCCATCTGCCTTTAGCATTTGCATTTCCTTCATGTTTCTTGCCGCTTTCATCTGTCCACGGCGTCTGATGGAAGTTGTATTCCGGATGATAATACAGCCGTCTGGCGTATGGTGTGCTAGACACAAGATATGCTTTTCCCTGACCTATATCAGATAAATCAACAAATGTGCTTTCATTCTGTAATGCTCCAGTATCCCTCGGTATAACCTGACTCTGAACAACATCTGTATGTATTGCTTCTGCTGTTTGTGCAACTGACACTTTTGCTGCTGCCGTAAGCTTCCTTACCATAGGCATATTAAGCTTAACTGTAGATTTCACATTTCTGGCCATTACATCACATCCAATCTTACATAATTAACTGTACCATCCGGATTACGGCACTTTGTACCTTTATATATATGCCTTGTAACTCCATAAACGGTTATATCACCACTTGTAATTACCGGAAGTTCTGGTGCAATATCTCCGGGTATCAAAGCACATCCTTCAAGCTTTATAAGCACCTTTTCTACTGTTAATTCTGTCTTACCGCTGTCCTGATAGTTACATAAGCCATCCCAAATAATAGGTTCAAGAGGTTCTCCATAGACATTCCTGCCTTCCTGCTCTATCTCAAGGTGTATTTCTGTCTTACACATGCTCTTTAATATTAAACATGGGTACTTCATACTCACACCCCCAGACTTAAGCAGCACAAGCCAGTCTGACAGAGTATCTGGTATGTATCACGCTTTATAGCAATTCCATTCTGTACAAGGACATTCCAACTGCTGCCAAACTGCATAGATACTCCATTTAAAGAATAGTTCTGTAAGACACAATTAATCATGTCCTCATTCTCATATTCAAAATCAGCCATCTCACAACACACATCTATCAGTATGCCTTGCTGGAACTCTGTCAAATTATTAAATCCTCTTGATGTTATACGATTAAAAGTAAGCGAGTCGATATGCCGGCTCGCCTGTTTTAATCTTCGTTCTATCTGCTCATCTGGGATAAGTCTATGTTCACTAAGGTACTGCTCTTTACTTGCATATACCATAGGCTTACTCTGCAATCTCTTCTGCAGGATCTACATCAACGAATACAGAATCAACCTTACCATCCTTGCCATTAGGGAATACAAATGTATCACTTAACTGGCGATTCTGATAAAGATATCCGTCTCCTTCTGTATGTGCTCCTGGTGCGAAGAAATAAATAGATGAAATCTTAGGTACTGTCTTACATGTCTGTCCACATGCGACAAGTACATTAATCTTGCGTGAGCCCTGAACAGTTTTTTCATAATATGTGCCTATATTAGTCTTTGTAGGCTTTGCCACAACTGTATAAGTGCTGTCGCTCTTAGTGTAGTATGTCTTTCCTTCTGCCACATCTGTATCTGTTGTTATGGCATACTTTGACTTAAGCGGAGCAAAGCCGCCCTCTGCAACATCCCAATCGAATCTGTCATAGAATCTTTCATCATCCACAACTTCCATAAGTGTCACGCCATCAATATCAGTAACACGAGTCTCAATGCCAAGACCGCCTTCTGCAATCTGTGTCATTTCAATCTTGCGTGTAAATTCCTTGGACATCTCAAGCTTATCCATAATGTCAGAAGACACATACATGATAAGGCTTCCATTTGCCTTGTATCTTCTAAGCTTACCTGCTGCCAGAATAGCTTTAAGCTTAGCAAATACATTCTCTGTTGTGTATTCTGTAGCAGAGGTTTCCGAATGGTATGATTCTGTATTCTGTGCAGCCTGTGCAACCTTACTAAAGAATAATGCATCTGTCTCAGGTACAACCTGTGTCTGCTCAAAGACGCGTGAAATGTTCTGGATAGACGCTGTCTGATTGGTCTCATCAACATCTGCCTTGTCAACCATGAACTGTACATCTCTGTCGTGCGTTACTGTGTAAGGAACATCTTTCTGGTTATATTCTCCTGTGTTCCATCCGCCTGATCTCTTGTGATTCTTATAACCACTTACACTCATCTGAGTAAAGTGGAATGTCTTTGCATCTAACCATCTGACATTACTTGTAATAAATGGTGATGTAAGTGTGCCCTGCATAAGAATTGCTAATAATTCCGGACTCCACTGTTCTGCGTAATTCAAATTTGGCATATTGTTTTACCCTTTTAACCTTTCTTAATTAAATCTGTTCCATCTCTTTGTTGGAACATTTACATTGTTACCTGTAGAGGACTGCTGTCCGTTATTCTGCTGTCCTGCACCAATCTGAAAACCAGCATTGCCTTCCTGTACCGGCTTAAGTGCAGGTACATCTTTGATAACCTGATCAAGTGCAGCTTTAACATTGTCCTCTGATATTTTCCCATCTGTGTCCTTTGCCTTACTGAAATCAGCCATCTTAAGTACATATGGGAGTGTCTTGGCATTAATACCAAGCGTCATTGCTACCTTTGTAGCCGCAAGTTCAATCTGAGCCTGTTCAGCAACCTTCTGTGCTGCTGCCACTTCATTCTGAAGATTAGCATTAGCGTTCTGTTGCTGTTCTGTCTGCTGCTGCTTATTCTGCTTAAATGTTGCAATAGCCTGACTTATCTCATCTTCTGATAATCCCTGCTGCTGGAAATAGCTTTTAAGCACAGCATTCTCTTTCTTGGCAGTTGCATTATCCAGCATTGCCTGTATCTTGTCATAATCAACACCAGCTGTCTGCTGATTATTCTGATTACCCTGCTGTCCTGCCTGTCCATTGTCTCTTCCAGCGTTCTGGTCGCTGTTACCATCTCCGCCCTCTGCGAAGAGCTGTA